CTTGTGGTCTACCATTCTTAGGAAATTGATAAACCCCATTGATACAAAGAATCCAATTAGTTCCTGTCTTAGGATCATGAATACGAATTCTATCACAGGTTCTCATAAAATGTGGCACCTGACCTGGGCCCATGGGGGTAGCTGTAAAAACTGATGCCAGGATTAGAGGAATCATTTTTTCTTACCACCGTTTTTTGCTTTCTTCGCAGTCGCATTACCTTGATTTTGTTTAGAAGGGCCTTTCTTCCCTTTCTTATTGGGCGACTTAGCCATTAGAGTTACTTATGATACTCTTGTATTTAGAGTATTGACAGCATTTTCTGACAGTGCTATAATAAATACAACAACAAGTTAAGGAATGTAACAACTCTTTAATTTTTGTTAACACCCTGCCGCTTGACCGAGACTAGGCAGGATTACCAATCCGTCTCTCATATCCCCGCTAAGGGTGCGGGGAGCATAGTATCTCCACCATTTCCCTGATGGTCTTACTAACTGCTTAAAACAATGACTGCTACTATTGCTCAACAACGACAACTGAATACTTGGGATCAATTCTGCAACTGGGTCACCAGCACCGACAACCGCCTCTATGTGGGTTGGTTCGGCGTTCTGATGATCCCCTGCCTTCTCGCCGCAACAATTTGCTTCATCGTTGCATTTATCGCTGCTCCTCCCGTGGACATTGATGGCATTCGTGAACCTGTTGCTGGTTCACTCATGTACGGAAACAACATCATTTCGGGTGCTGTAGTTCCTTCAAGCAATGCCATTGGCTTGCATTTTTACCCCATTTGGGAAGCTGCTTCTCTTGATGAGTGGCTGTACAATGGTGGTCCTTTCCAACTGGTCGTCTTTCACTTTCTGATTGGTATCTATGCCTACATGGGTCGTGAATGGGAACTTTCTTATCGTCTGGGGATGCGTCCTTGGATCTGTGTTGCTTACTCTGCTCCTGTTGCCGCTGCTTCTGCAGTGTTCCTTGTCTATCCTTTCGGTCAAGGTTCCTTCTCTGATGCAATGCCTCTCGGAATCTCGGGAACGTTTAACTACATGCTCGTCTTCCAAGCAGAACACAATATCCTTATGCATCCGTTCCATATGCTCGGTGTGGCTGGGGTATTTGGTGGCAGCCTCTTTAGTGCTATGCACGGAAGCCTGGTTACGTCTTCACTCGTTCGTGAGACTACTGAAAACGAATCCCAAAACTACGGTTACAAGTTTGGACAAGAAGAAGAAACCTACAATATCGTAGCTGCACATGGCTATTTTGGACGCCTTATTTTCCAATATGCTTCCTTTAATAACTCTCGCTCACTACACTTCTTCCTTGCCGCTTGGCCCGTTGTAGGCATTTGGTTCGCTGCTCTTGGTGTTAGCACCATGGCATTTAACCTCAACGGCTTTAACTTCAACCAGTCCCTTCTCGATACTGAAGGTCGTGTTATCAACACCTGGGCTGATATTCTGAACCGTGCCAACCTTGGCTTTGAGGTAATGCACGAGAGAAACGCACATAACTTCCCTTTGGATCTTGCAAGTGTCGAAGCAACACCAGTTGCCCTCAAAGCACCTGCAATCGGTTGATAATTATAAATTGAGGGAAATTATCCAAGATACTTTCCCCAACTTATTCAGACCTCCTAAAGATTGGAAGCCTCCTTCCAGCAGACCACTTGACAAATAACCTCAAACCATCTAGAATACCTAGGTGGTTTTTTATTACTTATGACTGAATACACTGTTTGGGTTGGTGGTGAGCATCCGTGGTCACGAACCTACCTTGGAGAAATTGGTGCAGTGGAACTGACTGCAGAGCAAATTGAAAAATATTTTACCTTTAATGAAGAAGGTGAAATTGAATTTGATGCAGATGTAATTTCTGAACAGGTTCATAAGTGGGATGAACCGTCCGATCTTCCTACCTGGGATACTATTACTGATGGTTCTCTTGGTTGGGGTGCTTATACTGATCAGTATTTTGGTGTTTGTAAAACTGAAGATGAAGAAAGTCCTCTGTTTTTGAAAGAGGTGGAGTGTCTTACATACTACACTGCTGAAGACATTGCAGATAATGTTCCTGCAGATGATGATGAGGACACCGCCATTTGTGAATATGTGGATGAACTTTGTGAACCTGAAGGTGTCTATATGATTTACCATTCGATTGAAAAAGGTGGTTATCAAGGAACCTTTGAACTTAAGGATGAAGAAGAATTTGATCCTAAAAATCTTGTAATTCAAGTTCGTCAAATTGCTGATTATTTTAGTATTGTAACTGGTGCTCGTTATTTGGATGAAGAAATTGAAATGACGGGCGACAGTGATGGTAAAGGAATTGATTGGTACATCTATCACAATGGTCAGCTACATCAATTTTCATAATAAATAAATTTAATCTTGAAATTAGTGTATTGGAACAGCGATTAGGAACGCATTATATACTTGATGCGTGTGATTCAGATGCAAAATTATTAAACAATAAAGATTTTATAATGGCTTCTTTAAGAGAAGCTATTATTCAATCTAATGCAACTTTAATGGATGAAATTTCCATAGAGTTTACTCCACAAGGAATTACTGCAGTTTGTTTACTTTCTGAGTCACATCTATCAATTCATACTTGGCCCGAGAAGCAATATGCTGCTATTGATATATTCACATGTGGAGATCATTGCAATCCTTTAGTTGCATGTGAATATCTCATAACAGCATTCAAAACTATAAATCCAAAAATACATATTGTTCCTAGAGGATGTTATCAAAATTAATTATGGAATATCAAAAACTAGTATCAAATTTTCAAACACTCAACGCATTTCTTTCTGAGTTACAGAATAATATGAATTCTGCAATTCCAGAAATTTATTTAAAATTACAAGAGCAAGATAATAAAGAAGTAGGACAATCGTTTCTTTCAAATCTTTTTTGGAATGCTTTTGATTTAATTGGTAGTATAGAAGCACTTCCTCAAAGAGAAATTATTTCTTGGGTTCTTGGTGCATTTGTCGAATCCATTCATGATAATCTTGAAAAGTATCCCAACTTGAATGAAAACATTTCAAGTTGTTATGAGAGAATGACAGAGACAATCACTACAATCAAAGATACAATGATTGCTCCCGTCGTCTCATATCCAGATCAACATATTAATGATGTGTGGACTTATAAAAATAAAGTGGTTAAAGTTTCAGACTTTGATACATTTGATTTTGTCTATGCATCTGTTCCTTATAATGAAGCACTTACAGTTGTATCAAGAGAATGTAAATCACAAGTTCTAAGAAAGTGTTTCCCCTATGATAAATGGAAAATTGGTTTTTGGTTTGGTGAAAGTCCACAATTCAGTCCATGTAAACAATGCAATTGGGGATGTGATGAATGGGTAGACACAAGAGGGTTTGTACAAGATAAAAGTCAACCCATACTTGATTATGATGGAAACATTCTTGCGAATGATATTTGGCAGTGGATTACATATCTTGTAAAACAAGAACCATCGCGCTTTTATGTTGTTGAACCAGTATCAGATAAGAATTGTCGATTTGGTACTCTTGAATATGATCGGAAAAATCAATTTCCAAATGGTGCGTTTATTAATGAATATTGTTTAGTATGGGGAAGAGATGACTTCTTAAATGATTGGGTTAATTTTGACGATTCTGTTGGTCGTTGGATGTTCCGTGATGATGGATATGGAACAATTGTTAATGAAAATGGATTTGTAGATCGTAAAGATTTCTATCGCAACTGGGGACTTGATGCCGCAGAATGTATGTGGAAACCAACTCCTCGTCCTCCTGATCCAAATGTAGAGTTGACATAATATCATAAATCAATTATAATACTAACGGAGTTTTGTATGAAAATGAAGTTTACAATTTATTCAAAAACAGGCTGTCCTTATTGTGTAAAGGTTAAACAAGTTCTTGAACTTGCACATCTTGATCATATAGTGTATAATCTTGATGAGCATTTTACAAAGGAACAATTTTATAAGGAATTTGGTGAGGGTTCTACTTTTCCACAGGTTCTTTTAGATGACCAACAACTTGGAGGTTGTGCTGACACAGTTGCCTATTTAATTAACGAGGGTTATGTGAAGGGTTAATGTGGATAGGATAAATAAAGGTGTTGAGCTAATGCTTCGTCCTAGGAGGAAAGTACCAGATCCAAAAACATTTTTCATAAAGTTTGGAAAGATGGTGACTTTCTTCAAAAAAGAAATAACCATCTATTTTGAATTTTCTCTCAATGTGAGAGACAAACATAAAGGAGAAAAAAGATGGAACTCTTAGCGTTTTCAATTACATTCACCGTTTTATTTTCATTAATGTTTTTGATTGTCGGTGGGTTAGTGGGATGGGTAGCTAAAGATTACTTTAAAAAGCAAAGCATTCACCCAGAAATGTTTGATGATAGCGGGAGACTTATTCCAGACGAAGTTATTGCATTTAGTTTTGAAAACCCAGAATACCTCGACTACGAGGAGGACGAATAATTACAGAGGAACTTGAAATGAAATTACCTAACAATCCGTTGATTTCGGAAATTCTACAAAAAGTATCAAACGCTAAAACGAAGGAAGAGAAAGCTTCTATCCTTCAACAATACGAAAGTCCTGCACTAAAGGCATTGTTGATTTGGAATTTTGATACTTCATTGAAAAGCTGTTTACCAGAGGGTGAAGTACCTTACACACCTAATGATGCGCCAGCAGGAACCGAACATACTCGCATCAATAGTGAGTATAGAAAATTCTATCACTTTATCGAAGGTGGTGATTATGAAATGACGCAATCAAAAAAAGAGGTTTTGTTTATCCAAATGATTGAAGCACTTCATCAAGATGAAGCAGAAATTGTATGTTTAGTAAAGGACAAGAATCTTGGCAAAAAATATCGAATCACACACAACCTCGTCAGAGAAGCTTTCCCCTCTATCCAATGGGGTAACAGAGTATGATCTTTCATCCATTTGGACGAAAGATGAAAAGGAAGAAATAAAAAAAAGTGGAGTAAAAATTTTACATGAAAAGTGTGATAAGGTTATGGCAGAGTCTAAACATCTGCCATTAAATTCTTATCTTGTCACTTATAAGGTGAATGGTATTATACTTTATGATATTGTTCAATCTCATGCTCAAGTAAAAATCTTTGATGCATATTATGATAAGTTTGGAACTGGAGTTCTGCAGTCTATGTCATGGACAAAGGGCACAGTTAATCCAAAACTTTATGGTGCCACTAAGCCTGATGATCCTAAAAAGAAAAGAAGATAAATAAAAAAAAGGTTTTAGTGTAGATGAAAACATTTACAGATTTTATTGTAGAAGCTAGTGGTTATGGTCCAGAAGCAGGTTCACCAGGAGTGAGTGCTACTGGATCTTGGAAAACCATGAGTGATGCCGATTTTGAAAAATATGTAAAGAATTTAGGACCTGCTGGTGAAAATTTAAGAAGAAAAAGAGCACAGTTTAAGCAAACATATAATCAAGCACAGCAAGCTCGTACAACTCAATCACAACCAAAACAAGGATTTGGTGATAGAGTAAGACAAGCATGGGATGCTGCAAAACAACGCAGACAACAAACTCCCACATCTAGCACTGGATTAGCTACAAAACCAAAAGCATCTGGATTTAGAATTCCTAGACCAACTAGAGGACAGGCAGCAGTTGGTGCTTTGAATGTTGGTTTAGGTGCTTTAGATTATAAGCAAAGAAGAGATGCTGGACAGACTAGAGTTCAGGCAGGTTCGGGTGCAGCAGCATCTGCTGCTGGAGGGCAGGCAGGATGGATGACAGGTGCTAAATTAGGAGCGGCACTTCCTATTCCTCCACTTGGTAGAGCAGCTGCAACAGTTACTGGCGGTATCTTGGGAAGTGTGTTGGGTGGTTCTGGAGCTAGTGCTTTATCTGATAAATTAACAGGAGTTACTCCAAAAGCTCCTACTGAACAAGA